TGTCGTCTGCTACAGATGGCGGGTTAGTTATATATTACACTCAGGAAGTTGATGACGTGTACACTGTTGCGGAGGCAGTTGGAACTGACGCAGCTTCATCAGCCATCGATAACATGGAGCTCCTGGCACACAAACAAACGCTGTGGCTCATCAGGGGGTATGCTCCGACCCGATTCATCTTTCAGTTTCGGATCTGGTCACCTACAACGCCGAGACCGCTAGTGGCGTCCGAATAACCTCGGAAGGATTAACTGATTTATAACTCCCCAGTTGGAAGGAGGGGTGTTTGGCAGAAGACTCTTACCACCTACTGTGCATCAGCGATGCATCGTTGGTCGCTTACCCACCATTTTCACCTAATAAGTGTGGCTGCACTCTAGGAACACATTTAACATTTAAAGTCGGTCTAGACTACACTAACGTGAGCTGAACGGCAGTCTTGCCACCAAAATGGTGGTAAAACCTACAGCAACAGCTGCCACAGGGATACGTGGAAGTACACCTGCGACAAAAGGATTAGTGTTCGTAAACGTCGCGTAACTATAATGGACAATGTTATCTGGTGAAGAACCAGTAACTTCAATACCAGCAACTACAACACCAGGATCCAAGACAGTTGCAATCTGGAAAGCAACAGCGTTGCTACGCAGAATTAAGGAAACAACCATACTGGAATTGGGAGCCAGATAAATCTTGCCATTAAGATTAACCTTACCTGTGATTGGGTCAACAAGCCATTGAGAACCAGAATCAGAGGAAAGCAATAAGTTATCCGTAGACCAAGCAAAAATAGGTCCGTTCAAAGTACCAGTGGAACCAGAACCAGTAGGCACAATAGAATCGGACACATTGATCGGCGCATAAACATCAAAAGGCGCACAGGGCTGCTCAAAGCGCACTTCAAAATCCATATAAAGGGCGCCATAAGTTTTACTGATTGCCAATGATCCACCAGACACGACGTTGATGACACCGGCCGAGTGCCATGCGGTTTCACTGCTGCTAGGGGTCGTGTACAGCAGCTGTGGGCCTAAATGAAGAGCCATGTTAGCTTTCTCGCGAACAGAGAACTCCATGTTATCGATGGCTGATGAAGCTGCGTCAGTTCCAACTGCCTCCGCAACAGTGTACACGTCATCAACTTCCTGAGTGTAATATATAACTAACCCGCCATCTGTAGCAGACGACACCGCCGGCACATACCTAAGAACACACTTCAGGAATCTCCATCGAGCATAAAGTTTACTCATTGCAAACAATCGCCCGCCAATTGTTTCTACTTGCAATGGGAAACTCAATAAAGACCGACCAGAGCCAATGTTCGCCAACACAGACCCGGTGGTCAAGTCAGCCACCTTGCAACTACCTAGTTCAATAACCACGGCGTTACCACCACGCACTGCGTACTGCCGATTACGGCCAGCACGCAACGGGCCGGAGCCGCCAACCTCCCGCATCACGCGTAACTGCTGAACAGTCCTAGCGGTAGCAGGCTGGTTAACGTCACCGTTAAAGTAGCGTGACACACGTTGCTGCACATTCTTACCCGCACCCTGAACCGCCCCACGGGCAGCGGAACCGGCTAAGTAAGCTGCAGCCATCTTCGCGACTTGAATTGCATTTGCACCGACCCCCACAGCACCGCGGGAGACGGCTTGAATTGCATTAGCGCGACGAACCATTAATATTTTATGCTCCAGTTACCAATCCACAGATACTTCACCATTGTCTATCACAAACCTATCATAATTTTCAAACCAAACATTTGGAACCCTCATCAAAATGAGTGGATGACTGATTGGACATATGAATTCAAGTGATTCAAAGTAAGATTCTATGGAAAGTTGTTCCGTAACTGATATAGAATATAAATGTTCATAAAACAATCGAGTGCTGAGCGGTACCTGTGTAGCAACATCTAACCAGCGTTCAGCAGTCTCAAGTTTTTGTCGATTCCACGCCCGATCCTCATCAAACACGAGTTTCCTAACTCCCGGTTCTTTCCGGAGGACGCGCAGAACATAATCAGCAAAGGCACCCAAGATGGGACACTGTGGGTACTCAGCCTTCAGCGATAGGGCCTTGGTATAAAGCAAGTTCCTACGAGTTTTTCCTGAGGCTTTAATTGCCGAAGTCCACCCAAATTTGGCCAATTTCTCTACAAAGTCAGTCACCTGGACGTTATTTTCATCAAACTTCATTTTACAGAAGCCTGCAGATCCAACATCGTCGTATAACTCAAACTTAGAGTGAAAACCCAATTGGGCGAACATGTCGATCGTGGGGATAGGGCCGTCGATCCGGAACAATCCGTCGTCGCCTTCTACCACACCAACTATATCGTATCCAAGTTTAAAGGCAATAAACTTATTAATCGTCAAATTAATCCAGCTATTGCAAAGTGACGTTTGAAGGTCACCTGACATGCGAGCACCATCGATCTTCACATGAAACTTACGATAACGAATGCAGCGGGGCCTGCTACTGGTCCTGCGCAAATAATCGAGTACATCTGGAGCTAGTCCACCCAGCATGTATTCGAAAAGGGGTATTTCGGCCAACTCGGAAATATACGTCGTAACAGAACTCTCGAACACTGAGAAATCTGATGCCATATACTTTCCACCAACCTGAAATAACCGAGCACGCAACTCTCGTGCTTTCTTATCGGTAGGTATACCCTTCAAAAAATACCTCCGAAGCTGCCCAAACACAGCATATTCTACGGATTTCACAACAGGCCCAGCAAAACATTTCTCCTCCAACGAGCAAGCATGTATGCCACGCGCCGGTTTGAATTTCCCGTAGCGTTCAGTCTTGATAAAACCCTTCTTAACAGCAGCATCACGTGAAATTTTCTCCCTGCACACTTCCTCCCAAAAGAATATCATTTTCTCCTTCGTCTTTCTAGTGTAATGAGTATTTTCAACATACTCACGAAAACTAAACACGGACCGAAGAGGGACCAAATTTTGCTCCATAAACCAACGCACAAATTGTCCATATTCTTTTAGAACCTGAAAGTTTAATTCATCAGGTGATGCCCTGGCAGCCCTAAATAGGATCCCAAGCTTCGCTGTAGGGGTATCGCGAGTGCATGGGGTAGGTAAAGCAACGTTAACCATGTGACACTCGAGACTACCATAGACTGCACGACGGCTCTCCATACTGTCATCGAAACAATAAATTGATAAATGTTTCGTAGCTGGTATAACAGTAGGGAGCAAGTCGGATTCGCGATAACCAAGCTGTACAGGTCGGGAAGGCCCTGCCAGCCTGGGCCGAACGGAAAAACCCTCCGAGATTCGGCGGAACTAACATATTTAACATCTGTGAATAAATTAAGTGTGCTAAC